GCCTGAGCACCATAAATAGAGCTTTGGTAATTAGCCTGATTAGCCTGCTGCTGAAGGGAAAGGTTAATCCCGGCATTTGGATCAAACAGGTTGGGCCCAAGGGGCTGCCCAGCAAGACCAGCGGCAAACTGCGTAGAAGCCATGCCCATACCGGGGGCTTGCGCGGGACGGCCAAGGATAGCTTGGAATGGGTCAGCGGCGGTAGCTTGGTTAGCGGCGAACGCCATCTGAGCAGCTTGCAACGCTTCCTGACGGCGGGCGGCAAGGGCTTGCTCGCGGTTAAGAACCTCGGAAGCAACTGTGCTAACGTCGCCTACGCGACCACGGGAAAGACCACCGAGACGAGCGGCTTGCTGTGCGCCACGCATCTCTTGCGGGGAAAGCTGACCAGAGGCCGCATAACGGTCAGCGGCAAGGGCGTTAAGCTGATTAACAATCGCTTGCTGCATCGGGTCAGCCGCACGAAGCGCAGCCGTAGCGCGGCCACCAAGGGCTTCAACGTCAGCAATGTCAGCAGCACGCTGCATACTCGTAAGCTCTTGGCCCATACCGCCAGCCCGACGGGAGGCAAGGTCTTGGATGTCAAGAAGCCCCATCTGACCGCCGCCACCCTGAAGAAGTGTGTTAATGTCCGCGAGTTCAAGCTGCGTGTATTGCGGACGATACATCTGCTCGGACGCAAGAATCTGATTTTGCAGGTTCGGGTCAGCCATTGCCTTAATAAAATCAAGGGACGACTTTCCGGGGTCAACCGGCGCGGGGGCCGATCGCTCGGACATAATAGTTTTGGAACCACCCATATTAGACCTTTAGTAAATGTTTTAGCTTGTAGTAATTATAGAATCTTTCCTGCGGGCGGCCTTTGAATTGACGCGCCCACCCAATTTTTTGGAAGGAGAAGGGGATGTGAGAATAAAGAATCGAAAGAGCGTTTTCCCCAACAACCATTTCCACCCACCACGCATCAGCTTCGTTAGGCTGGACCCAGCGTTTGTAATCGCTTGAGTCACATGGCCGAGCCAAGGCGAGCATGGATGGCTCTGAGTAACAATAACCATGCTCCAGATAAAGGCCGTGAACTCGTGGGAAATCTGGACCATAGATGTTAAGGGCTTCGGAGATTGCTGACATTAAGTGTCAATAAGACCATGAGCGCGAAGCCGCGCAAGGATTAAGTTAATGCGGTCGAAAGCGATTGAGAAGTTAGCGTTAATACCAGCATCATCGCCAGTGCCAGAGATTGTCGCACCAGAGCCTGTATCGTTAATAACCGCGCCCTGAGCACCGACAACCTGCGTGCCGTTTACCTTGTAGCTTGTGGTAAAGTCAGCCGTAACGCCACCCGTTACATTACCGGAATCGTCAATTGCAATGGCCGACGATTGGATTGTGGAGCCACCTGTGCCGTCAGCGCGGATAATGCGGTTATCCGTAGAACCAGTCGAGCCACCGATTGTGCCGCCGCCACCACTAGCGGTAGAGGCAATCGTAATGCTACCGGCACCATTTGTAATCGTGACGTTAGAGCCAGCGGTAAGCGTGGCCTTAGTAAAGCCTGTGCCGTTACCGATGAACAACTGACCATTAGAGCCGCTCTCCAGTTTAGAAGCCGTAACACCTTTATCCTTAACGATTACCGCACCGCCCGAGAGCTGCGTCGTTGCGTTATCCACAGCACCCGAGGCGAAGGTCGCGCCATTAACGGCAGAGTTAAGGTTCGCTGCGGTTACTTGGTCGTTCGTGACGTAAGTGTTACCTGTGCTGAGGATAGCCATATCAGTATTCTACCACGAGGGTTTATTGCTTAGAGCTGATATTAAGGTTTGTAAGTTGGGAAGTAAGGCGGACGGCCCGAATCTTGGGACGACCAAGCGTGGGGGTCAGGGTTAGCTGGCCACCGTATCCTCGAATGTTACCGATACGGCCACGAACCGAGGCGTCCTCGCTAACCGCCAGAGTCTCTCCCAGAAGGTCAGAAAGCGAATCGAGCTGATTAACCGAGTCGGGGTTCTCGGCCTCAAACGAAACGTCAATGTCTGACACGTTACTGTCAGAGCTTTCAGCTTGAAGCTCAAACGAGTTATACCGCTTGCGGTCCATAGTCCCTGCGGTGTATTGCCGCGTGGTCATGTAAGACTGAATCGGGTAAGCCGTAGCCGACTCACCAATCTGGGTAATGAGAACGTCGTTATTGTCCTCGCGGTCTTCAAGGACATGGATGCCGCCGAAAGAGTTCACGGCATACAACTTGTTAAGCGAACCCGCACCAGCGCGGATAAGGTTGCGAACATTCCAGCCATTAACGTCAACCGTATCCAAGGACTCCCACCCTTGGTTTAGGAAGTTGTAAACCAGAATGGCGTTATTCTCGGTCGAGTCGTCGAAGGGGACGGCGATGTAATAACGGTTATCGTGGTAAATGGCTACGCAGTTCTTCGCGTAATCCTTGTTAATCCGCTTGATGAGAGGGTTAATCGGCTCCGAGAGGGGGATTGTGGCACCGCGCAGGTTATACAAGTCCTCGAAGGTCATGGCATAAACACCGTTATCCGAGAGGAAAAGAATCTGGTTGCCAACCTGAACCACCGAGCGTCGGGCTATACAGCCAACCTCACGGGTAACTTCTTGCACCGTGGTAGACTCCAAGGCACCGCTCACGCCGCGCACGAGGTGAATCGTGTTACGGTTAAACACCACGAGGTTGTCCTCGGTGAACGGCTGAAGGGCTACGACGTAATCCGCGCCACCTGAAGCGATGCGGTAATTAGCGTAAATCTGGTCGTAAGTGTCTTGGTCGAGAACATCAGACGCAATGATTTCGTCCGTTACGTCACGGCTAGTAATCGTAGGCGAACCAGAGCTGCCGGTCGTTGTGTAAAGGAACGGCATCCAAAGACGACGCTGGTGGTAAACCGCCCAAGGCGGGGCAGGCATATGACTAAAGCCAGCACCAACTGATACCTTTTTAGACCAAACAACGGCTGTTGCTGCTGAGTCTGCCACCTGAGCATACACCTTGAACTCGTTAGCGTTAGGCACAGAATATACGAGATACCCTTCTCCCTCGACAAGCTCGGTGCTGCCTTTGTCCACGACGTAAACAATGTCGTCCACCGAAAGGCCATGTCCTGTCTCGGACACCGTAACCACGCCATCGGCAATAGCTGTGTTAGTGGCCGCGTTCAGATAAACCGGCTGGGTGTAGGCGCCATTTGCGACCAGTTGGAAAGCCGGGGTTCCGGTAAAGTCGCCGTCCCACTCCAAAGCCGTTTCGCCGTCGCGGAAGATGAAGACGTAATTAAACGCCTGAACCATATGAGCCTCGGCGTCCAGCGTCAGGCCAGCCGGGTAGTCAATCGAAGTAGCCGTGCCGGTTCTAAGGTTTACCGCATACGCAATGCTGTTCGTAGCAATTACGATGTATTCCTCGTTATTAGAAGCCGGGTCAGAGAACAGGCACGAGCCATAAACCGCGTTAATGACGTTATCATTAAGGATAGGCGAGCCGACGACTGCGGTGCCGCCGATGGTTCCCGAGACGCCCGAGACAGCAATCTCGATCGTAACAGAATCAACGACAGTGATAACTCGGTTGCCATTAGGGTCAGGTGTAAGTCCGGTAATACCAGAGACGTATCCAAGGGTCTGGTCAATAAAAGGGTGCGCCGAGGAGAAGGTAATCGTAATCGTGTCTCCGCTTCGGCTGGAGCCACTAGACGTTGTGTTAGCGTAAACGTAAAACGGCAGCGTCAAGGACGCTTCATCCGTAGCCAGCGAGGAGCCTAGATTCTGGTGGCCCTTGCGGGTCTGCCACGCTCCGTTAATGTCCATGCGTCCGTTAGACGACATGGCAATCTCTGAGGGTTGAAGCTGGTCTGGGCGAAGGCGTGCGTTAACCCTAGTGAACGCGACATCGCCCTCATCAACCATCAGGTTATCGAGGGAGCCGTAATTGCTATACCGTGGCATTTACCTAGTATAGCTTATGTTGTTACTTCACCTTGCGGCGTTTAACATCAACACCCTTGATGATGCCTTTGTTACGGCTGGCGTAAAAGACTTGCTCCCCGCGCTTCTTGCCATACTCGGCTTGCATCGCGGCTTTAATCTTACGGCCTTTCTTAGTAAGTGGCATATCAGCACTTCTTACGCTTGCCGTATTCCATCATTCGCTCGCGCTTACCCTCGGACTTCTCGTGCTTCATCCGCTGCTTACACGACTTGTATCGTTCGCCTGATTTGCTCATAGTGGTTAATGGTTAATGCTTAACAGTTCCAAGCCCTTCGGCTCCAATAGTTTGCAGAAAGCTTGTTCTCCTTGCCCTTGATTCCACCAGACCGGGCGCAGTAGCTTTTCTTCCGCGCAGGCTGGTTTTTCTTGATAGTCATGTTTGCGTCCCCGAACCGGACGACCTTTTCCTTGCCGCCCTGACAGGCTTTGAGTACGAACTTCTTGCCACCTTTAACGTCCCGTCTGGGGCTATTACAGGGCAGATTGCGGGGATTGAGGGCCACGGTAGGGGTAAAGGGTTAAAAGCCCGTAAAGTGGCTTATTCTGCGTCTTTGAGGCGTTTCTGTTCCGCCTCACGGTTAATGCGGTCAAGGTTCCTAGCTTGCTTGATAATCCACCAAGCGGAAAGGGAGCTAACAATAATCGAGCCAGTCATTACCATAGCCTGCAAAACGTCCGTCGCCATCTGAAGCGTGGCAACGGTGGACACCCAGCTAATAGCGTTAAGGCTAAACATTTTCATGGACTGGAAGTTATCGTTCATTTGGATGTTCTTTGTGATGGCCTCGATCCGAACCACCACATTATAGCGGTCGATGTGGCAAATACGAAGTCAGCGATAATAGCATTAACCGCAGCCTCTCCTCCTAAACCAGCAAATATAAATACAACCAACGACACAACCATAGCCCATGTTAGGCCGGGGCGAGTAAATGCCCTAAAAGAATCCACCATTATCCTTACCGATACAACCCATGATGGAGTGTTTTCTGGGATTTTAACGGCTTCATTGTCACTGCTTAGGCTTGTGTCGAAGCTCTTGAACTCAGCCTCGGTAATTTTTAGGCGGGACATAGCTTCCATTTTCTTTATCTCAAGCTCTGCCTCCATAGCCTTGGACTTAACATCCACGATCTTTTGAACCAAGGACAATATGCCACCTAGAATCGATCCCCCAATAGCTGATGTAAAGAAGCTCATGTGTTGATTATGCCTAACTTTACTAGCACGCTCCGTTGCTCGGGAGTGTCGTAAGAGTAATAGTTTCGATCAGGAATTGGCATCAGATTTTGGATCTGGATGTTCAATGGACTTAATAGCTTGCAGAATTTCGTCAGCGTATTGGCGAAGAGCTTCGTGCTGGTCGGCGTTTAGGGCGGCGATGCGGGAGGCGGCGTAGAGCTGCTGGAGCTTGTCAAGGGAGGTCATGCTTCTAGGGCGGCGAGGCGTGCAGACAGTTCTTTAACAGCGTTTACTAGAGCGGCCATGATTGGACGGTCAGAAAATGACAGCATACCGTCAGCATTTACACCGATGGCTTCTGGAATTAGTGGCTGCACTTGCTGCGCCGAAAAACCAGCATAGTCATCGCGGGATTGGTCAAGTCCACTTTCCTCAGTGTAGCCGTGCAGGATAGGATTGATGGAAATAATGTCGGAAAGACCGCGAGAGAATGGGCGAATGTTTTTCTTGATGCG